AATTGACCGTAATGAGCTTTACATTGATATTGCACTTAAGCCGGTTAAAGCAGCGGAATTTATATATATTCCAATTCGCATAGTATCTACTAGTGCTCAAATTTAAGGTGATGTGATAACTCTACATAAATAGTAGAAGTAACTCAAAAAGGAAAAGAGTAATATGAGTACAATAAATGACATTGGTATTCCTGGCGTTGGTACTGGTATCCTTCAGCCAAGACTCAAAAATAGATGGCGTATAACGTTTGCTAACTTGGGTGGTGGAACTGATTCCCAACCACTCAGTATGCAGGCTATTACCGTTACTCGTCCAGTTCTTTCATTCGAAGAAGTCCAATTAGATCGTTATAACTCCAGAGCATGGGTCGCAGGTAAACATACATTTGAACCAATGACTCTTACTTTTGAGGATGACGTTTCTGGTACTGCTTCGCGTGTTCTACAAGAGCAGCTCCAAAAACAACAATGGTTGATTGGCGCAGAAGGACAATGGTTAGCAGCAGCAGGCGAAGGTTCACTGTATAAGTTCGTTACATATCTCGATCTTCTTGGTGGTAATGACGTTGTTACCGAAAAGTGGACTGTTGAAGGTTGTTGGATTCAAAATATCGATTATACTGATATGGACTATGCATCTTCTGATGCTGTCCAGATCACCACTACGCTTCGATATGATTTGGCTCGTCAAGATATTGGTGGTTATGATCAAGGAGAAGGAATCGCAACTGGTGGTGCTGGTGCTGTCTAATTTGTGAAGTTTATTCACAAGGAAGTGAAGAGAGGGTCAAGGATGACCCTCTTTTTTTGTCTCGAATTTTAATTCCTTCTCCTTTACTGTAACATCCATAAATATATGATGGATATTGAAACAGCAAAATTCTGGTGGAAAACCTCTTCTTTACTAGTACGAAAGAAAGAACATGCACATATTAAAAATGATGTGATTACATCTACAGATTTTTTGCCTGAAAATTCTTCTATGACTCAACGGCTGTGGCATATAATTCATGCGACACAAGAAATTCCAGGATGTCGAACATGTGGCGATAAAGTATCATGGGATAGAAGAAATAAAGAGTATAAAAAATATTGTGGTAATCCGCGTTGTCCTAATATAGACCCTCAAATTATTGAAATCAAGAAGAATAAAACTGACTATGATAAAGCTGCAAAGAAACGCAAAGAAACAAACTTAGAGAAATATGGGACTACAAATTTTCTAGCTTCTGATCTAGGCAAATCCAAGGTTCGACAAAAGTTTAATGACCAACCTACTGAAAAGAAAAAACAACGATACAAAACAGCAACAGAGACTAGAAAAGAAACAATACTTAAAAAATATGGCGCAGATAATATAAGCTTGTTAAATTTATCTAACGATACTATTGCTAAATTGAATGATAAAGAATGGCTATTCAATGAACATTATGTTAAGCGAAAGAATTTAACGCAAATTGCCAATGAGTTGAACATTTCTCGTGGTGCAACTACTGTTGGTCGTTATCTTAAACGAATAGGTTTAGATACTCTTAATCCCATACCTGTCAGTACAGGTGAAATTGAATTAAGACAATTCTTAGATACATTAGAAGTAGAGTATATTACAAACACACGTAGCGAAATTGCACCATATGAGTTGGATATATTTATACCTTCAAACAATCTCGCAATCGAGTATTGTGGATTATACTGGCACTCAGAACAGCAAGGGAGAGATCGGAATTACCATAAAAACAAAACCAACAGATGTGAACAAAAAGGCATCCAACTTCTAACTATATATGAAGACGAATGGAAACAACGCAATGTTCAAGTAAAACAAAAAATATCTTCATTGCTTAACAAAGATGTACGACCACATACATATGCCAGAAAAACAAATTTGGTAGATGTTGACGCTATTACTAAAAAAGAGTTTTTCAATGACTACCATATTCAAGGTGATGGACCCAGCTCCATCAATATAGGGCTAGAGTATGAAAATGAAATTATAGCTATTATGGGTTTTATTAAGCAAAAGAATGGCGTTTTTTACCTCAACCGATACGCAACATCTCATCGTGTCCCTGGTGGGTTCAGTAAATTACTATCACACTTTATGCATAATTATGAATGGACAAAAATTATATCATTCGCTGATAAGCGATGGAGTATGGGTAATTTGTATCACGTGTCGGGGTGGAATTTAGTTAAAACGCTTCCACCAGATTATTACTATTCACCAGATGGTCACACTCGTTTTCATAAATTCAACTATCGTAGAAACCGGTTACCTGATCTATTAAAGAACTTCGACAAAACATTATCAGAGCGTATAAATTGTGACAACGATGGAATATTACGAATATGGGATTGTGGTAAGTTAAAATTTGAATTAAAGAATGAAACATAAATACGTGTAGTTACAGGAGTAATACATGGCGACCGATCCACGCAAATATTTAAATACTGATAGTTTTTCTGTCGCTTCATGCGATAAAGGACAAGTAATCCAACAACAGGATGCAAGTTCTAGAAAAGACTTCTTCAATTCGTTAAATAACCTAGGTAATCTTGAAATATTGAATGATGTGGGATTTGGTACTGTAGCTGAAGGATTACGCACGTTAGTATCAACATCAAATTCTATAAGAACAGGAACAAAATCTCCCTCATCATTAGGTAGTGATGCAAATGGTGTTAATTATGTGTTCAATTCAACAGGCATTAACGCAAACGCTGCTCAACAAATTTTAAGTTTTAACCCGAATGTTGCTAACCGAGCATATGGACAGGCTCGAAGCATATATGAAAAGGTTAAACAAGGAAATTTTGAATTATCAGATATACCAGAAACATTTTCAGATCTACAAAATCTAGCTACGTTGATCGATGGAATTTACACAGATCCCAAAAGTAATGAACCACGTCAGCATGCTATGTGTGGAGCTTCACCTTACGCAGTAGATCTTATATCATATGCTCCTAAATATAAGTTTCTCTTTGTGGTAGAATTTGAATTCACTACTCCATATGCTGATCAATTCAAAGATATAAGAGCAGCATTTGTTGTTAAGAATAGCACTCGCCCTAATATCAATTTTGAGTATGAAGAAGTCAATATGTACAATTTCTGGACTCGGATTCCAAAACGTACAATATATGAACCTGTAACAATGCGCTTTTATGATGATAACAGAAACCAAGCAATGTTGTTATATAATGCATATCTAAAAGCAATGAGCCCTATAGCAAATATGTCTTTCGATCAAAGTTCTGCTGCAGTTCGAGGAACTCTTGAATCGCAGAGTATGGACTACGAGAAAATGTATACGTCCAATGCTAATGGCGCACCATCTCACGCTTACGCTGCATCGTTGGGACCAACTGCTGGTCGAGATACGATGAATATCTTCAAAAAGATAACGTTATATCAAGTATATAATGCTGGTAGAAGTATGAACGTTTATAAATTCTACAACCCAAAAATACTGACAATGGAATTGGATGATGTAGATATGGCTGATAACGGGAATGGTAATGAATTGTCATTCCAATTCGCTTATGATAGCTTACATATCGATACGGGGTATGATGTTTCACGGGATACTATATTGGCGGACGCATCAGGTAAACAATATAATGCAACATATTATTTACAGTATGTTGGTAATGGTGGGTCATCAAGTGACTTAAATAGCCCTTCAGCACAAGATCAAGCAGCATTATCGTCGAGTAGACAACAAGCACAGGTAGCAGCTGGTGCAATTCCTGGTAGCCTCGATAGTGCTAGAGATTTAGTTAGTTCAGCTTTTAATGCGGCAAGCAATTATATTGGCTCTACCTTCTCATAATGAAACAGTACAAGCTTAAGAACCCGGATAAATTTTTGGGGGGTACCCCAACTGTTGGATACACTTCCCTCCAAGAGCGAAAAGTGTTGGTTATAATGGATACTAATTCATCTATTATACAATGGACAGTAGGCGAAGAAAGTCAAACATTTCGAGTTTGGCACGAAGAAAATGGCAACATAACAACAAAAACTGTAAAAGTTAACACAGAGTCTGTTTCCATTAAACCCTCAAGAAATAAACGCAGTAAGCACCAACAAGGATATTATCAATTACGACATCCGGAGAAATATAAGGGGAACGTTGAGAATGTTCGATACATGTCCTCGTGGGAACTTAATGTCCATAAATTTTTAGATAATAATCCAAATATTATTGAATGGGCGTCCGAAGAAGTAGTAATACCATATGTTAAACCAACTGATGGTAAAATACACAAATATTATATTGACTATTGGGTTAAGTACAAAAACCGCAACGGAGAGATAGTTAATGAATTGTGGGAGGTTAAACCAAAGCGGGAAACCCTTCCCCCAAAACGAACAAAAAAGAAAAAACGTTCAACTATATTATATGAAGAGATAACATACGAAGTCAATAAAGCGAAATGGTCAGCAGCTACTCTCTTTGCAAAAAAATATGGTCTCACCTTTAAAATTTTAACCGAAGAAGATATCTTTAAATAACACCAGTTTTTTCAGACATAAATATTTACATGTCTGAAAAAACTGAAACAGAAATTATAATCGAACACCCACTCGAAAGTGTCCTTGGTATTGAGGGTGGTACCACTATTGTTCCTCGAATAGAAACTTCTACAGAGTTAACGACTGTTAATTCGTATGACGACAAAGATAAAGAAATCGATGAGCAGATTCAAGAAATTTACGATGCAGCTATGGGTGCTTTCGAAACGCAGATGGAAGAAGCTGAGATGGTTGAAGGTAAGTACAAGGCTCGTAATGGTGAAGTCGCGGTTCAATTTTTGAACGCAGCGTTAAATGCAGCTAAAGAAAAATCAAACCTAAAACAACATAAAGATAAAACTGTCTTAGCGCAACACAAATATCAAGGTCCAGATACTGTTCATCAAAATTTAATTGTTGCGGATCGAAATGAAATACTCAAACAATTTACTAAAGAAGATAAAGAATGAATAAAACAGAGTGGAATCTAATACAAAAAGATTTTGTATATTTTGCAGAGAACTATGTTAAAGTACAACATCCAACAAAAGGAACTATACCGCTTTTATTGAAAGGTAAGCAGTTTGATCTTGCTAATAAATTTCAACACTCTCCAAACCATTTAATGGCTCTCACTGCAAGGCAAGTTGGTGGTACAACGATATCCGCAGCATATCTAGTGTGGTATTCACTGTTAAACTCCGATAAAAATATTGTCATTGCCGCCGAAAAAATGACAATGTCACGAGAAATTATTTGGCGAGTTAACTTCATAATGGATAACTTACCCGATTGGTTAAAACTTAAAACTACCATTCGAAATAAAACAGAGGTTGCTTTCGAAAACAGTACACGTATTAGTGCTTTATCTTTTTACAATTTCGAGTGTTCATCAAGAGGTCGTACGATCTCTTTATTATACACTGATCAATTGGGGTTTGCTAAACAAGAGACCATTGAATATATGCATCATCTTATGTCGATGCTTCAAGCTCGATGGTTAATAACAACAGTTCCTACAGATAACGTATATCCACTTTGGTCTTATGCTCAAACGAGTAACTTGTTTAATACTACAAAAATAACATATGCAGACGTTTGTGATGATGATTATGATTTAGGTTGGTTAAAACAAGGATTATCTAAACAAAAATTTGAACAAGATTATGAGTGCACTTTCCATCCGAAGACTGTCGGTTATAAAGGTAAGCAAAAATACGATGGGGGCTATTATTACGCTCCATATATTCCTCTTATGGAGACAGAGGCCGCAGCATCTAAAGTTGTAGAAGCAACGACAAAAACGACAGTTGGTGTGTCAAATACAGTCGAAACAATTCAGACTTCGTTATCAGATATTTTAAATAGTTACTGTTATGAAATAAATGACGCATATACTCGTCAGTGTATCAGCAATGACATTAGCAATTACCTTTCAAAATATAAAACAAATCGTGACATATATGACTATGAAGTTTGTTGTGATGAAACTAACAATCCACCATCAGTTGTAG